TCAGAAATCCAATCGCTGGCAAGTGATGTTAACTTACTCGGAGCTATTGGAACTGCTAGAGAAATTATCGAGCGTAAACTTGACGCAAGAATCTTCATGCTTGTCCATGACTCAATCGTGGCACTTGTTAAGACCGAGCATGTAGAGGAGTATTGCAAAGTCTTGCAAAAGAACACACAACATGAATGGGGCTGCAATATTCCTGGCTGCGCTATTGGTGTAGATCAAGATATTGGAGATGACTATAGCTTTGGACACTTTGAAGAAACCTACAAACTGGACGGCGATCAACTGGCCCGTATTTAGACTTGGTGAGCGACAGCCTACTATAGCTGGTGGGCTGGTTTTTTACCGTACAGAGTACACAAACCCAGACGATAACACCTACAGTGATCGTTATCAAATAGTAGACGATAAAAATATAGATAAACCCACGTTAGGTTTACGCAGATTGCTAATAAAAGATAAACTTTTTAGGATTAGTAGCGCAATATACTTTATTGGTGACGTTATTAAACTGGCAAAAGCAACAACCTGGTTTATTGATAACCATGGACAGGTATTTCAGCACAAAAAATCTACGCGCGCCAAGCTGGCTACGCACAGGTTAAAACAAGTTTTACCTGTTAGTGGGCTAGGGTGTGTTTTAGAGGTTGAGGGTCTGGTAGAACGCTTCAAAAGTCTACAAGTTCCCAAACCAGAGGAACAATATTGTGGAATACTTACCTATGGTCATAGCAATTTATTGTATGGATATTATAGTGAACCTATAAAAACAACTTGGAGAATGGTGTAATGGCAAAAGCTATTATATCTAATAGAATATACATAGACAATCCTGGCATACTACATACTAAACACGTAATAAATCAGCTTACTTATAAAATACATAAGAACACAGGATCAAAAAAGTTTACTAGTGTAGAAACTATTAGAAATTACAGGTCACTAACTAGCGGTATTATAAGTATGCCGCAAGGTAGATCAGATCTTATACCTGAAGGTTATGAAATAGTAGATAAACGAGTGTTAGTACCAGTGCCGTTTCCAACACCTAAGTATGAGTTACGTGATGATCAGCTAGCAGTATATGACCAAGTAGAAGATACTTGCTTTATTAACGCACTGGTAGGTTGGGGTAAAACTTTTACAGCACTACATATTGCTAGAAAGTTTGGACAGAAAACACTAGTAGTAACGCATACTACATCGTTGCGAGATCAGTGGCGTGATGAAATTGAGGCGCTATTTGGTATGCAATGTGGCATTATAGGTAGCGGACAGTTTGACATAGAAGATCACGCTATTGTAGTAGGAAATGTACAAAGCATAGTAAAGCATCTAGACAAACTACAAAAAGAGTTTGGTACTATTATCTTAGATGAAGCACATCACTGTCCCGCTACTACTTTTAGCGAAACTGTAGATACGTTTTATGCTAGATATAGGATTGCACTTAGTGGTACAATGACACGTAAAGACGGCAAACACGTAATGTTTCAAGATTATTTTGGAACCACTGTTTATCGACCACCACAAAGTAATACTATAAATCCTGTAGTACATATAGTTAAAAGTAATATAGTATTAAAACCAAATGTACCTTGGGTAGAAAAGATAAATGAACTAACACAAGATGATGACTATAGGCGCTATATTAGCGCATTAGCTACGTATCATATAAATAACGGTCACAGCGTACTTGTAATTGCAGACAGAGTAGAATCTTAGAAAAGGTCAAAGAATATGTTGGAGAAACGTGTTTGTTGGTTACTGGCGACACCAGCTATGAAGAAAGGCAATATGCAAAAGAACAATTACTCAGCAAAGCAAAAATGTGTGTTGCTGGTAGCCGCCAAATCTTCAGCGAAGGTATCTCCATCAACATACTCAGTTGCGTCATCTTAGCAGTACCTATGAGTAACGATAGTTTACTAGAACAAATTGTTGGCCGAATAATGCGACCACATCCAGGTAAATTAGATCCTATAGTAGTAGACATTCAATTTAGCGGCTGGGCCGACCGCAAGCAAAACACAGATAGACTGGGCCTATATATGAAGAAAGGTTGGGAAACCAAACTGGTTTAAAAAATTTAACTTGTTATAGTTAACTAGTTATGCTATAATATTATATTGAGTAGAAATATGGTCTTGCGATTTAACCTTGAAAAACTACAGCAAAAAACAAAACAACACTGGGACTTGCTAGATATACTACGAGACTATCGTAGCGGTCGTTGGGTTAAACTCAACAATGCTAAAATAACTAGTGAAATGTTTAGTGGACCTAGTTTCTTACTCAAACCGGATCAGTTGTTAGATGATACTAGAACTGATAGATTATTTATAATTCAATATGTTAAACTAGCGGGTCGTAGAAATTGGCAATTTTACCAAGACCTAGGTTATAAATTTTTAGATTTAACCTACTATCCAGATATAGAAATAACCACATTAAAATATAATCCGCTACTAGAAATAAAAAACAAACGAATATACTTCAAATACGAGGAATAAAAATGGCACTTAGCTTTAAACAAACAAAAGGTAAAGCTGTAACAAACAAAGTAGAAACTTACGAATACAAAGATGGCGAAAATACAGTTAGGTTAATTGGCGGAGTTTTGCCACGCTATATTTACTGGATTAAGGGCACTAATAACAAGGATATTCCTGTTGAGTGCTTGGCATTTAGCCGCGAAAAAGAGAAGTTTGACAACATGGAAAAAGATCATGTGCCCGACTTCTATCCTGAACTTAAGTGCAGCTGGAGTTATTCTATCAACTGTATCGATCCTAAAGATGGTAAAGTTAAGGCTCTCAATCTTAAAAAGAAATTGTTTGAGCAGATTCTTACCGCAGCAGAAGATTTAGGCGATCCTACTGATTATGATACTGGTTGGGACGTTGTATTCAAACGTACCAAAACTGGGCCACTAGCATTTAATGTTGAATATACGCTTCAAGTATTACGTTGCAAGCCTCGCGCACTTACAGCAGATGAAAAAGCAGCAGCAGATGGTGCTGTTTCAATTGATGAAAAATTCCCAAGACCCAAAGCTGAAGAAGTCTTAGCACTACTAGAAAAAGTAAATAGTGGCGGTGAAGATGAAGGTACAGAAAGCGAACAAGAAGCTGTTAAAGAACTAGGATAATGCAAAAGCCCAGTGATCTTGGTTACTGGGCTTTTTTGCCTAAAAAAGGTTATAAATGAAATTACTATTTACAGCAGACTTACACATAAAATTAGGGCAGAAAAACGTACCACAAGACTGGGCTAGAAACAGATATAACCTACTATGGCAGCAGTTAGCAGAAGAACAAACTAAAGCTGATGTATTTGTTATAGGTGGTGACGTATTTGACAAATTACCTAGCATGGAGGAGTTGGAAATATACTTTGATTTAATCAGCAGTTGTAATATTCCTACTATTATCTATAGCGGTAACCACGAAGCAGTTAAAAAATCTACTACATTTATGACTAACTTGGCTAAAGCCACTAACCGTATGAATCGTAAGGTTATAGTCATAGATGATTACTACAGTGACTATGGTGTTGAGTTTGTTCCATACAACAAACTAAAGGATTTTGAGCAAAATAATCCTTGGCCGGAAGGTGGCAGTATATTGTGTACACATGTTCGTGGTAGTATACCACCACATGTAACGCCAGAAGTAGATTTAAATATTTTTAGCGGCTGGGATGTTGTCTTAGCCGGAGACTTACATAGTTATGAAAATTGTCAGCTTAATATTCTCTATCCCGGTAGCCCTGTTACTACTAGTTTTCATCGTCAACCAGTTGACACTGGTGTTATCTTAATTGATACTGAAACACTCAAACACAGTTGGCAAAAACTAGAACTACCACAACTTATACGTTTAACGGTAGGAGTAAATGACCCTAAACCGCCAACACCATATCATCATACAATTTATCAAGTTGAGGGTGATATGCAAGAGTTGGGTGAACTAGAAGATAATGAACTAATTGACCGTAAAGTTATTAAACGTAACACAGACGTACAATTAATGCTTGATGCAGAGATGTCACTGGTCGAAGAAGTTCGTGAGTATTTAACCTATGTGCTACAATTGAGCAGTGAAACAGTTGAACAAACTGTACTTGAACTGCAAGCACACTTAGCTAAAATTGAAACTGATGAATGAACATCCTAACATGATATATGTGGCTAAAATAATCAGCGAACGCAAACACGGTACACAAGATCTATGGCACAGTGAATTAAACAGTGCTAGAGATTGTGTACTATTAATGGAACAATTGGGATTTTTAAACAAGCGAAAGTTTTGGGGCAATGATAACAATCAAAGAACTACGATGGAGTAATCTTTTTAGTTATGGTGCTAATAACAAAATAAACTTTATTCATGCCCCACTTACGCAACTAGTAGGTAGAAATGGACATGGTAAAAGTAGCATAGCACTTATCTTAGAAGAAGCACTCTACAATAAAAATAGCAAAGGCATTAAAAAAGCCGATATATTAAACCGTCACGTTAAAGAAAAAACTTATACTATTGAACTAGGTTTTAGTCGTGACGAAAACGACTATACAGTTAAAACTACTCGTGGCACTCAGCAAACTGTAAAATTGCTAAAAAATGGTCGAGATATTAGTGGTCACACAGCTACTACAACCTATAAAATGATAGAAGATATTATAGGTATAGATCATAAAAGCTTTGCACAAATTGTTTATCAAAGCAACGCTAATAGCTTAGAATTCTTAACTAGTGCAGATACGGCTCGCAAAAAGTTTTTAATAGAAATACTTAATTTGGGTAAGTATACTAGGGCTAGTGAGATATTTAAAGAACTAGCCACAGAACTTAAACAAGAAATAAGTGGTATACAAGGAAAAGTTACTACAATACAGGCCTGGTTAGACAAGTATGCAAATAGTAATCTTAACTATAAACAGGAGGTAACTGTACCAACACTAGATCAACAACTAGAACCACAATTAATAGAAATACAGGCTCAAGTTAGTAATATTGATAAGCTGAACAGGCAAATTAATCAAAATAATATTTATAAAAAACAATTAAATTCTATATCATTACTAGAAACTCCTGCAGCACCTGACGTAAAACGTATGCAGACTATGGAGTCAGAGTATACAAATCACTTACGTACTGTTCGTGATGGTGAGGCGTTTATACAAAAATTAAATAAATTAAGTGGTGTTTGCCCTACCTGCTTTAGCCTAATAAATGAAACTAAAGTTAGTGAATTAATTGTTGAACGAACTAGTGAAATTGAAGAAGCTAGAGCTAGTGGAGCAGTTTGTGCAGTAGTTATAGAAGATATAAAACGACAAAAACAGGTCTATGATAATAGCTTAGCTAAACAGGCAGAATGGGAAAAATTACATCTGCTAATAGACAAAAATCTGCCACTACAAATCCTAGACAAAAATGATTTACAACGCGAATACGAGCGTATTAATCAGCTAATAACGCAAACTCGTGAAGAAATACAGCGTTGCGAGCAGCATAATAGTACGGCTAAAGCACATAATACTAAAGTAGATACTATTAAGCAGCAGTTGGGGGA